TTGGCTTCACCAACTAAATATTTACGCCCGGTTGTATCTGAAAATCTATTATAATGTTTATAGGGATATTTTCTGACTAGTTCCATTAGTCATTCATACTACAAATGGTTGGAAAGTACAGCCATAAATATTGCAAACATTCCGCCTACAATAATCTTTTCTATTCTATTTATTCTTTGTTCCATTCTATCGATTCTATCAAAAGTCTGCTTTTGCATTAATCTGCAAATCTTTTCGTGATTATCTATTCTATCTAATGCAGATTTTCTAGCCACGTTTAACTCCTCTTTGTGCTATTGCAGCTCCTGTTGGATCGTTAGGAAATAATGCTTGAAATTGATTAGCATCTACTTGTCCGGTAGCCGGTGCTATCATAGGTTGTTGATTATTATTAACAGCTTGTCCAACATCTGCTAACTCCATATCATCAGTTATACCTGCTTGATCAGCTTCTTCATCTCTAGCTGCTTGATCAATTTCAACAGCTTCCTGATTAACCATAGTTGATTTAATATAGTCTACCATTTGATTATCTGTATTAACGTTACCCGAGCTTTTTGCAAAATCTTGAGCAAACATAGCTTCAAGTGTATCTTTTGGTATTGTTTTATCATCGTATCTAGGTTGTTCAATATTGTATGACATATTTAATAACTTTTCTTGGATAGCTTTAGGATCTACATCTTTAGGATTTACCCTTGGTAAATCTTTATCTTCATCAGCCATATAGTTTGCAAGTCTTGCAAACGCTTCTCTTTTCTGAGTTAAGCCTGCAGCTGTTAATTTAGGATTGATACTTCTTATTTTAAATTTACCATCTACTCCTATACCTTTTCCTTTAAGACCTTGTACTAATTCATCTACACCTAATGCATCATTCATATATCTTAATGCAGTAGGGTCTGTTAACATTTTACCAGCACGTCTAGCTAATAATAAAAATATTGCAGGAGCGAAAGGATTTACTGCAAACATACCCGCACCTACAAACATACCACCAGCTACAGATCCAAATGACCCGAGTGTCATTCTTCTCTGTAAGAAGGTAGATGTATCGGATAAAGGTACATCCGAAACTGCTTTCATATAGTTAGCGAATTTAAAGAAATCTTGAGCACCATCTTTACCTAGTAAGCTAGCCATTTTAGCTCTACCTAAGTCTGCTGTAGCTTCTCCTACACCTAACTTGTTCATGAATTTGTTTATATTAAAATCAGCAAAGTCTTTTGGACTAAATCTAATTTGACTTAAATCATAAATACCATTGTTTAGTTTTACATCATCTATACTAAAACCTCTTCTTGCTTCCATAGCTTCTGAACCTATTGCTCTCATAGCATCTTGTGCATATTCAGTTCCTGCTTTAACACCAAGTGATTCACCAACAACATCTTTAAAGATTGATTGTGCAGCTGGACTTCCTGCTGAATCAAATGATCCTAAGAATGCATTAAACATATATCTTGCTTTAGCAGCTTCAAATAATCTTTTTCCATTGTCAGAAGCTTTAGGCCCTGCAGCTCCAATAATAACTTTGAATTGTTCAATAGCTTCAGGTGAGTTAGATGCAAATACATCTCTTTCCATAGTTTGAAACATCTTATCTCTAGGAAATCTTTGCATTCCATAGATTCCATTTACACCTTGTGATGTAAATAAATTTTGATCAAACCCTCTCATTTTACCTACAAGACCACCTGCTTTCTTTAAAAAACCCATAGATGCAGAGAAGGTTGCATTAGCATCATATAGTTTAGCATAAAGTTGTTCAGCATCTCTTAAGTTGTTGTTTAAAAATGATTCTGCTACTTCTTTACCTTGGCCTTTAGACATTTCTTCGTACGCAGTTTTAATACCTTCATCTTTTAAAAAAGTATCTTTTGTCAATTTTGCACCAAATGAATTTAAATCATTTTCCATAGCTTCTCTTAACCCAAATACAGAAGCTCTTATATTTTGATATTGTGTTCCTTCAATAGCTCGGTTCATCATTTTCATTAAACCACCGTATTGTTTAGGAGTAATCATTTCATCACCCATCATTTTTACTGCTTGCATAAAAAGATTAAGTGGATCACCTGACATTTTTAAAATTTCATTTATCTTTTGTGGATTAACACCATCAGATATAAATCTATCCATATTAGGAAACATTTGTCTATTTTGATCTAAAAATTCTGTTGATATTCTTTTTAAATTTTCCATTGGAATAACTTTAGGGTTACCAACTGTTTCAGCTAATGTATCAAATGCTTTATACTTAGCTCCAATTAATGCAGATCTATCAGCAAATACTTTAGCTGCTTGATTATAAATAGAAGAAGATAATGCGGATGTTTTCATGATAGGTGCAAATTTTGCTAATGAATTTAAATATTGTTTACCTGCAGCTTGTTCAGCACCTTGTAAAGCTTCTCTTCCAATACCAGATATAAATGGAAATACACCAACTGTTTTAAAATAATCTTTACCTACACCAGATAAAACTCCATCTTCAATCGCAGTGTTAAGTGGTAAAGGTAATCCTTTATCTCTTGCATATTGTGCCAACTCTTTTGCCTTAGCACCTTTAGTGCCAAATAATTTAGAACCTAATTTACCTATTGGCCCTGAAATAAATGGTGTAAGTGCAGCAGCTCCTGCGTTCCACATTAAAGCGTTCTTAGTTGCATCTGCAGCATTTAATAAAATATCGTTATCTATTTTTTGTTGAGGTATATCTGCAAACTCATCTGTAATTGTACTTGCAATTAAAGTTCCTGCTTGTTCATTTAATACATCATAAGTAACAGAACCTACACCAGCACCTGCTGTACCTCCCATAACTGAATATAACTCAGCTCTACCTAATGGACTTTTAACTACTTTAGCTGGAGCATCAGCTACTCTTGCAAGTAATTTAAGAGCACCACCAAATAATTTTAATCTGCCAGGCATCTTATCTGCTAATTTATCTGCAGCTTTCTTAAAGAAGCCAGGGCCTTTTTGCCATAAGTTTCCTGATTTAGCGGCACCATATATTTTTTTTCTCATTAGTAAGTATGGTGCAATTGATCCTGATAGGTCACCTGCTAATTCTGCAGTTGGTCTGCCTTTTACAAAGTAAGGATTATCTTCTGCTGCTAAAGCTGCCGCAATTGGATCTTTAAGGTATTCTTCTTCTCTTGCTATATTTTTAGCAGCAAAACTTCTTTGTGATTGTAGTTCGCCCATTGATGGGCCTTTAAGATCACCTCTTTCAATTAAAGTATCTATAATTTGTCTTTGTTCTTTTGATAATCTAGATGGATCTAAACTTTTGTCATCTAAACTTTTCTGTAATGCTTTTATTGATGTAGCCATTAGAACATCTCCAATAATTCTTCAGTTGATTTATCAGTGAATGGGTTTGTTAATTCTTCTGGTTGATCACCTGTTCCTGAAGTAATTCCATATTTTCTTTTGAAATTATCTAATGTTCCAGTTTCTCCAAGTAATCCATCTCTCCATTGATTTTCTAAAGATTGTATATCTCCTAGGATTGTATTATTCACTGACGATAAATCTCTAATTACATCTCTTTGACCTCTTAATAATGGGAAGATGTTTACAAGTTCTTTAGCCATCTTAATATCTTTTTCTGTTAAACGGTCTTTTGATTTTAATGAGTTCGCTAACGCGTAAACCATCACCGTTTCGTTAATAGCTAATTGAGAAAGTTTCTGTTTATCTTCTTCACCAGTAGCTTGTTGGATAGCTTTCATAATTTTATCTTTAACAACTGAGTCTCCAAGTAAACTGTCTACTTTTTTCTCAGCTTGTTTTCTTTCTAAATCTTCTCCAACCATTAAGTCATTTATTAATTTATCTCTTTCAAACTGTAATCTTTCATTAGCTGCTTCTGCAGAGTCATACATTTTTCTTCCTGTAATATCTTCAAACGCACTTCCTAATCTTTGACTAAATAAATTGAATCGTCCAACTGGCCCTGCTCCAGTTTCACCTTTTTCTTGAAACTCTCTAAGAATATTAATTGATTTTTGTCCTAATGCATAAGCTCTGTACTTACCTTCTAGTTCTTTTAACAATTCTATTTGTGGTTTAGCTAATTCATCATTTTTTGCAAATCTATTGTATTGTCCTGGTGGAATTGTTCTATAAACATTTCTTCCATTTTGATCATACTGTCCTGGCATAGCTACTTGTACTGTACCATCTTTTAATCTAATTCCTGTCATGTTAACCGTTTTTCCATTTTCGTTAAAAAATTGAACAACACCTGGGTCTCCTTCAGGATATTCATAAGCTTTGTTTTTTCTATCCATTTCATCAGAAGCAATCTCTAATGCACTCTGCATAAATTCATTTTGTAATTCATTTTCTTTAAGTTTAATCATTGCATAATTATTTACAGCTGGGCCTAAAGCTCTACCAAATACTTCCATAGCTCCACCAATACCAGCTTTGCTTGTAGTACCAGACATTAATCCAGAAGCTAAGTTAGCTAAGAATACAAGTTTAGCTTGCGATGATTGACCTTGCATTAATTCTGTTCTTATTTTTCTTGCTCTTGCAATAATATCATCTGTAACTTGTGCACCATCTGCAGAAGTTATTCTAGTTGGTTGGTTTAAATTTTCATTTGCTGATGTAACAATGTCACCAGCAGATTGTGTTCCACCTGGTTTTTGTTCAGTTTCTTGTGTTTCTATTTTTGCAAGTTTAGTATCCTTTTTAGGTGGTGGAGCATCTGCAGTAATACCTGTTTCCGGTGGCACTGGTGCGATGTTGTTTACTACTTTAGTTATATCAACTTTAGGCTCTCCAGGTAATTCAGCCATATTATCAGGTACAGTTAAATTATCTGTAACTCCTGCAACAGCATCATCAAATGGTTTATATCCAACAGCAGTTTCTTTATCTCCTGCACCTCTTCCTGATGCTATTTTATTTCTTTCACCCGGTTTATTTATTGGTCTTCCTTTAGGATTATTCTTAACCATTTCTTCTAGTGATACTTGATTAATTGGTTTACCTAACACACCTTCAATACCAGGCATAAAACTTGCATTAGATGCAGTTGTACCTAGTGGTCTTTCTTTAATTAAATCTACTCCTCTTCCGATAACAGGACGTGCTGCTCTATAACCACCATATAATAATCCCGCACCAACAGCATATGGATTTCTTGATAACGCTGCAGATATACCTAAATCTGCAACATCTTTTCCAACGCCTGTCATTCCTAATTTTCTTGTTGCTTCACCAATTAAAGGGTACAACCCAAATGCTCCTGCAGTTCTAGTAGTAGCACCACCCATACCAAAAGGAGCATTAATTAAAAATCTTGGGTCTTTAATATTTCTTCCTACTCCACCTATATCAGAACCTAACTTTGAAAAAAAACCAGGGCCTTTAGGAGTTGATGTTCTTGGATCTAGTGGAAGATAACTTCCTGTATAAGTACCAGTATTCGCTTTGATTACTTTAAGATGACCTTTACGTAAAGCTTGTTTTCTAAAAATAGGACGATTTAAAACATTATTAATTGACATTAATCCTCCTATTGTTGTTGTCCAGCTTGGTATGCCGTGAATGCTCCTAATCCTGTTCCGATAGATTGTGCTAATGGACTTGTGCCAGGTTGTGTTGTCATCGTAATTCCAGACTGTGATTTAGGCCCTGCAGCATATAAGTTTGCAAGAAACTCTGCTCTTTGGTAAGGCTCGTATTGTTGTTGTAAAGTAGTTTGTCTTTGTGCATCAAGTGCTTGTTGAGCTAATTGCTGTTGAATTCCACCAGAAGCCATTAGTTGATTAATATCTGCTTGAGCCATTTGTTGTTGACCAGCACCTAAGTTTCCTAATTGTTGACCAGCAGCCATACCTAATTGTTGTTGTCTTTGAGCTGCACCTAATGCAGTTCCAAATCCTTGAGCATTAGCTCTACCCTGAGCTTCCAAAATTCTATTTTGTAATTCCGCTTGTTGAACACCCTCACGTCCTCCACCAAAGGCACCTTGATTAACTGCCTGTGCCGATAGTTGGTTTTGCATGATTTGTCCTTGTCTTCCAATTTCATCAGTAACATAAGATTGATAAGGATTTAAAAATTGATTTATTTGTGATTGACCTACAGGAGCTGCTGCACCTAATACTTGTGCTATACCTTGGTTAACAGTTCCAGCACCCGCACCTGTTGTTCCGGCAGCCGTTAGTCCTTGTTGTTGTAAAGCTGATCCAAGACCAGATCCGGCAACTTGTATACCAGGTAATTTAATTGGATCTTGAGAAACTTGTCTCGCGATATCCATCAACTCAAGTTTTCTTTCTTCTATACCTGGAGCTTCTCTAACAAATTGTGTTTGAGATGCAGGAGTTGATGCTGGTGCTCCACCGCCTCCACCAAATAAATTACTTACAAAACTCATTTAATATCCTTTACTAGTTGAACGTGTTTTTTCTTCCATCCCCATTTTTTGGAAACTTTTTCCCAACCAGGTCTTGCCCAAATGCAAAGTCTTTTACATTTGTTTTGTTTAGCAAAGTTAGTTATATGAGCTACAATTTTATCTTCCCATAGCTCTCTTCTTTTACCTGTACATATAATAATTTCTAACTGATCGTAATTAGGCATAGAACCTATTCTTGTTACAGCTATACCAAATACTTTATTCTCTTCTGTTTCATCAGATCCAAACATAACAAATAGTTGTGCCTCATCTTTTAATAATAGACTATATATGTCAGAAGATTCTGCATATCTTCCAGAATAAATTAACGCTTCTTTAATCATAAATTCAGCTAAAGGCCAAAATCTTTCTACGTCTTTAGGTAGAACAGGTACAATATTTACTGATGGTTTAATTTTTTTTGCTGCTCGTGCCACGTGCTTCTCCTATTAAGTCAAAAATTCTTTTATATCTTTTTTGCTGTTCATAGAAGTAAGCCGCACCTTTTTCTCGCATATCTTTTATGCTTGTAGGATTTGCTCCAGCTATTAAACCAGCACCTAATACACCGTCTGCTCTTGTTACAAACTCTCCGTCTGCTAATTGAGCTAACATCGTATCCTCGTCTTTGTCTCCTGTTCCGGATCCGTCCTCTACATAACCAGTTGCTCTAACATAATTGTTAGAATCATACTCGTCATGAGATGTTTTTGATGGTAAATAATTAATACCACCCTCATTAAATTTTTTTATTTCAGCTAACCCACCTTCTCTTAATCTAGATTTAACCATTTGATATGGATTGCCCTCAACATTACCTTCAGGTATGTAAACTTTTTCGTAATTTTTTTCATCACCAGTTTGTGGATCTATATATTTAAAGTTAGGTCTTTTCTCTGCAAATTCTTTGTAAGCTATATTGTATGTAGGTTGATACATATCTACTGGGCCTTGTTCAAAAGCACCTGATGCATAACTTAGTCCAGATACACCTGCAAATAATTTTAATGGATCTACTTCTGATGGTGCATCTTTTTTATAAAACATTTTTTGTAAAAAACTTCTTGGATCAGTTGGGTTTCCTTCACCTCCTGCTGGCATTTGAGATAATGCTAATCCTGGATCTGCTCCGCTACTTGCAATTTGTGCTTGTTGCATTGCAGATAATCCACCAGTTTGTGCTGCTGCTGATTGTGTTGCACCAACAAAAGGAAGTGACTGACCAAAAGCTGTTGATGTAAATGGAGTAAATCCAGATGTAGATACACCTGGTATCATTTTACCTCCATAGTAGCCCATAGCGGCACCTGTACCAGCCGATAATAATCTTCCTATTCCTGAAGCCCCAGATTTCTTAGCATCTCTATAACCTCTGTATCCTCCGTAGGCGGCAAGTGCATAGGGTAAAAATTGTAACATTTATAAACGTTCTCCTTAAAGATCTTTAAATGGTAAATAATACCATTTTACTTATTGATTATCAACTCATCAGCGAACCTTCCACTATATTTAAATTCGCCTACGTGGGTAATTGGGTCTAGTACGTAACTATAGCATTTACCACCTATATCTTTCCATAATTTGCAGAAAGCAAAGTCCTCACCCATATACATTTTAGTCTTTGAATCGTATAAAGTATCAAAGAAATTCCATAGGTTATCTTTATCAACTAGTTCACCATTCATAACTGTTTTTTGAACAATAGTTTTATCAGGATAAGCTTTCATTAATTTATCAAAAACACTACGTTTTATTAACATACAACCAGTAGCACCATGAGTTACTTCTATTATCCCTTCATGCATACTTATATCGTGTTCATTTGGAACTCTAAGTGGATATTGATAGATTGCGTTAGAAAGATCTTCTAATGTTTTAACATCTCCTGCTTGAATCTTTTCAAATGCTTTTTTCCAATTAATATTTTTCAATGGGTATGGAGCTGATATAAGCTCTTTGTCTTTGTCTATCATAGCTTGAATGGTGCCTGGTTCAAATTCAATATCTGAATCAATAAATAATAAATAGTCAGCACCGGAAGTTAAAAAATCTGCAACACATAAGTTTCTGCCTTGGGTTACTAATGATGATTTAACTAATTGAAAAGTTACTTTTAATTTGTTTTGAAAACAATACTTTTGAAAGTCTAGTATAGATTGTGTGAAATGAATACTAACTTGATCGTGAACAGGCGTAGCTACATATATATGTGGTACACTTGATTTACCTATCCAAATAGGTTTAGCCGCACCTTCTCTATTAACCTTTTGTCCTATATCTTTAATCATAAATTCCTAACGATAATGTTATTCTAGGAGATAAACCAATTGCTTGATGTATGTCTCCTTGTTTAATTGTAATTAAATCTTTTTCTTCTAACATATAGTTTTCTTTATTAATGTTATAAATAACATTTCCATACAAATTATATAGATAAACATCATAGTCGTCTCGATGTATATTAGATGTTGCACCTTGAGTAAACCCTACATATAAATCTATATCCATTGATTTAAATTTTAGTTTAAATTGATTAATAATTTTATTTATTAAAGAATTAAAAGCAGGATGTGCACCCACATTTTTTATGACTATTGTGCCTTGGAGTACAAAGTTCTCTAGCCATTTACTAGATTGTTTAGACTTAAAATGATCTTCAGATATTAAGTTAGTTAGTTGATTGAAATCTAGTTTTTCGTCACTAAATTGTTTATAGACCTTTTGCATGGATTGCACCTTTTAAAAAGTTTTCCCACTCTGAACCTTTTTTCTTCCAACTATAAAACTTTTTAAAAAATTTTTGTTGTTCTGCTAGATGATCTTGTACAGGTTGTTCGTGTAGATATGTAGCAGCTGTTTCTATTGCATGTGCAGTTGCTCTTGCTAAGTTTTCTACATTGGAATCATAATTGACATATACTGGCCATTCAGAGCAAGTTTCAAATAAAGCTCCAAAGTTTGTAGTTATAACATGTAGTCCTGCGGACATACATTCTAAAGCTGATATACAAAATGTTTCTTCAAATATACTTGGGTATACAAACATTTGATAGTCAGTAATTTTTTCTAATATTTGTTCATTAGGTACATAACCTATGTAATTTACATTAGGTAAAGATTTAGCCTGATCAAATAAAGGCTGATAAGTAGCTTCATGTGCTTGACTAAACTCACTACCATATACTTTTGTGCTGCTGTAAACATCTAAAGTAATTAATGGATTCTTTACAAGTTGCATTGCTGCTAACAGTACGTTTAATCCTCTCCAAGGAGTTGAATGATGTATTATTTTAATTGGTTGGCCTTTTATATAAGGTTTTCTTTCTGGAAAATTTGTACAACCGTTTTTAATTACTATTGATTTTTCTTGTGGAATATTAAAAGCCATTCTAAATTTTTCATAATTCCAATGTGAATTAAATACATACCAATCATAATCAGAATGTTTAAAAGGATTGTTAAAAAATTCTTGTAAGTTTGATTGGTCATATGAATTTTTTTGCCAAAGTATATTTAGTTTATTTGGATCAATAGGTACTTTACCAGGTATAGAAGTACAGATTTGTGTTTTATCTAACAGCTCTTTAGGACAATGCTTGTAAAGCATCTCCATTTGCAACTCGGTACCACCTCTAGGATTCATTATGTTTTGGTTTTACCAAACATAGAAAGTTTTGCAACTGTTATTTCTAAGTCTTGTCTGAAGTCCTCTGCGGTTGTATCTGTATTAGGGTCTGCAACATCTGCATCAAATTCAGCTTTATCTGCATATACCTTACCAGTTCTTTTATGTTTTACTATTTCTACTGCTTTAGCAGGTATTTTTATTAGTTCATCACTCATATTTTAATCCAATGATTTTTTAATTTATCGTTAACGTGTTGAATATAAGAGCTTTGAGTTCTTATGTCAAACGCTATGGTTATTCTTACATCGTCCTTTTCTATAGTGCTTACTTTATGTGAAAGCCAACCTGGGAATAAAGTTATTTTTCCTGGTGTATTTTTACATCTATACGATGTTTTAAAATAAGGTACCTCGTAATCTGTTGTAGTATCTGCAACTTTTACACATATATGCCCACTCAAATAACCTGTATTATCCTCTGCATGATTATGTAATTTAATTTCTTCGCCTTTTCTCATTACATTAAACCAACATTGAACATAATATGATTCGTGTATATCTACTTCTAAAAACTTACAAAATGTATCGTGTGCTTTTCTTATATGATTTTTAAGAAAGCCACACTCAGGAAACTCGAGTAAGTTGTAATATATAAATCTACTTGTAACACTATTTTCACTTAATCCTGTACCACCATTATCATGTGGTGGATGTTCTTTTATAAGTTGTTTTTCTTTGTGTAATAAAAACTCACTTAATACTTCTGTATCTAAAGGTAAATCATCTTCATATATATGATATGAATAATGTGGATTAAAAGGATTATTAATATTGTTGTTTTGAAAATTAGTAATATGCACTAACGTCCTTGCCGATTGTATTTTTTAAAACATCTTTTCTTACTTTTGTTAAGACTTTTGGTGTGACGTCTAGGTCTCTTCCTAGGTTGTGGTCTTGGTACAAAGTTTGTAAATTTTTGTTTAGCCATTCTCTTGAGATCTATCTATAAGAGCATAGCTAACAGATCCTGTAATTTGATTAGCAGTATCTGCTTGCACTTTTAAAACATCACTAGCTTCCATATTTAAACTTGAACTAACCATGTTTATAAAATTTTTATTTAGTTGAGCATGACTAATCTCTACATCTGACCCACCAGATTTTTGTAAAAAAGCATCAACATCCACATTTGATGCAGCCTGATGACTAGCTTGAATAGCTTTTACTATAATAGTTGCATCTGATGGACACGTTAAAACTGTCGTGATGTTTGTTGTAGTTAAATCAAATGTTTCGCTTTTGTATCTTATTGTCATGACATAAAATAGTTAAAAGTGTTTTGTTCATTTTTAAGTTCGTGTTGATAACTTGTGTTTAACTTATCTTTAAGTGTTTGTAAAGTTTGTGCTACTTGTCTTTGATTTTCTTCAGTATAAGTTGGTGTTGGTTCAGGAACATAAATATCTACTTTAGCCATTAGTAACCTCCTGCTCCAGCTGCACTATCATCTGCTGCCTGAGCCGCTGCACCAGCCGCTGCTGTAGATCCTCCTGGGTGACCTCCTCCATCTCTGTTTTGTCCAATTTCATGATAAGTTTTTGCCAGAGCTTTTAAACCTTGTTTTCTAGCACCTCTTGCTGCTGCATCTCTTCTAGCCTTAGCGTCTCGCTTAGATTGTAGATAACCTGCAATCGATGTACTTCTACCTAAACCACTAAACAAACTAGCTATTCCTGCTATTGGTGCAAATGCAAATCCAAGTGCAGAAGAAGCTATTGTTCCTAATCCTGCTGCTCTACCTAAAGCACTAATACCAGTTCTTGCAAGTGAACCTTTAAATCCAGGTGCATTTCTATTAACATTAAAAAAACCTTTCTCAATAAAATTACTTTTTTCTTGTGCCATAGGATCACCATATGCAAAAGTTTGGCCACCTACATCAAAATTACTATATTCAGACATAGGGTCACCTAATGCTGTCATAGCTGGTGAGTTTTGAAAACCTAATTTCATTATACCCATAGCTGAGTTGTTAACTTGCTCTCTTTGTCTTTGGTCAAATAATTCAGCTGCACTATTAGCTAATTGATTATTGTATTGTGCTTGTAATAAATCTTCCATTATCTCATACCATCTGGTTGTACATCTGCTCTAAATGTTCCGTATCGCCAACTCTCTCCACTAGATAAATTTTCTATCTTTACACTTGCAAATCTAGATCTTGCACGTGTGTCTACCTTATCAGTAGTGCTTGTAATTGTAAAAGGCCCAAGTGGTGATGATGCTGAGGTAGAGGAAGGATATCTTTTAAGACCTATTGTAATACTAGCATTACCAACTATTTTTTTAAAGTCAGGTATAAACCTTCTCATACTCATAAACATTTGACCATCTCCATTAATATCTAAATCAAAGTCACCAGATTGCAAGTAAGAAGTTATAGTTTGTGTTACATTACCATCATTGTCTGTTTGGTCAGTTCCTATTTCGTGTGCGTAATAAGTTGTTGCTCCGTTTTCCGCTGTCACTCCTTGAATAGTAGGGTACGTAGGAACACCAGTCGTATCGTAGTCTGTCGCGTATGGGTTGTCATATAATGTAGAATCAGTCCAAGAAGTTCTAGCTAGAGATCCTGTATGCCAAGTGTTCTCTGCATAGTTGTATGTAACTTGTCTGTCTACTTCATCAGAACCATTCTTAGGATAGAACCAAGTAATTTCTTCATACAAATGATTTAAACCTGCATATACTTGTTCGCCATTAGTGTAGTTAATTCCAATATTGTCTGTAACCACATTATTTCCTGTAAATGTAAATACAAAATCTTCTACTAAACAAGGTAATGATTTAACTGTACCATCATAAACAAAGAAGCCTCCTGCTTGTCCCATCCAAAATACTTTACCATTAACATATTTAATTGCATGTTGACCTATTGCACCACAATTAGAACCTACTTGTCTAAGAGAAAAAGTAAATGGTGGGCCAACAAACTGCATAATGTATGCAGAAGTATCTGTTAATATTAAAATATAGTCTTTTCCTTTAGCTGCACCAACTATCTTAACACCAGAATCAAGCCTTAAAGATCCTGCGGTATTTACTGAAGTAGCTGTGTAATCGTTAATATTTTCTTGATCAGAAAATCTAATAAACATTTTATCTTGTGATGCAGTTTGACCAATAGTTGTTTCTGTTCCAATCATAATTAAATGTCTATCTCTTTCAGAAACAATCGACATAACTGATTTTGTAGGTGCTCCTGATATTACAGTAGCTCTTGTTGTTAAAGCTGCAGTAGATACATTAAGAGGATCCCATTCAAATGTTTTACCATTTTTAATAGTTGCAATTAGTTTTTGTCCAAAATGATCTAAAGACCAAGATGCAGAGTCTAGTACAACTGTGGAAGATAATGAAGCATCTCCCCATGCAGTGTAGTATTCACAAGTAGCACCAGAAGAGTGTGCAGATCGAGTTCCTGCTACACCTCTCGTAATACCAGTAAGATCATTTGATGATACTCCTGTATAAGATATAAATTCTGTTCCAACTTTAAAAGTTCCAGACGTTGGCCAGCCATTTGTTGAGGCAAGCGTTATTGAAGTTCCTGACCCGCCCGTTCCTGCGGTGTCATCATTTAGAGATCCATTTAAACTTCCTAAGACTCCAGAAGCTCCACCAAAAGTAGAAGTTCCGTAACCATAACCTGCAGATTGAGTAAGTGGCCCTGGTTTTATATAAGGATTAACTACAGCTGATCCACTGTTAGATACTGTCGTTCCAGCACCCGTAGCCATAGTAATTGTAAAAGCATCTGTTGAAGGTACGGTAACTACTTGAAAAGTATTAGTGGTAAAATCTGCTGCAACATATCCTGCTCCTACGGGAGGGGTTACAGATGTAAAAGTAAATAAATCTCCAACCTCTAAACCATGTGCAGTTTTATTAACACCTACTTCTGTTAGACCGTTAGTTGTACCAAAAGTACAACCAGTAATAGCAGTGTCCAATGGTGTAATATCGTAAAAAGCACTTTCATAATAAATAAATAAAGCTTTATTAGAACCTAAAGCTGCATATCTTCTGCCATCCAAATCAGCCCATACAAGCTGTTCTCGGACTGCACCAACTAAAGTTTGACCTGTAATCTGTGCCCATCCACCTATTTTTTCTGGTAAACCATATCTAAACCTAACAAAATCTCCATCAGTCCACTGACCTTCAGCACCGACAGCAGTTGTTTGTTTATTAAATCCTGGCTGTATTTGTACATTTTTTAATGGCATGCCATATTATATCATAAGCAGTCTTCAAGATCGATAGTCTTGATGTTCGTAACCTACTTGATAATCTATGTTAAACACTACAGAATATTTAGATATATCTGATCTATTTGGTTTACATTCATGCCTTAATAAAGAATCCCAAATAACTACTCTTCCCGGTTCAGGTTTAACTTTAGTTTGTAATTCTGGAAATTCTAATTCTTGTGTGCTGCTATTTAAATAAATTAATCCTGATATATTACTTTGTCCGTGTCGATGATTTCTTGTATAATCTCCATAATCATTTCTTACTCCCCATGCATCTTGTAATATCCAAGGATGATCCCATACTCTAGAAAAAGAACCTATATAAGTTTTACATACATGTAATATATTTACAAATTGTTGATCTTCCATAAATATATTATTAGTCATTTTACCTCTTACATTTGTTTCATAGTTTGCATTAGTTTCGTCTTTTACAAAGTGATCAATTCTTTTAATAAAATAATCGGTATCAATTTTACCAAGATCAAATGCATATAACCAAGATTGTCTTTCTAATGGTTTTTCTATTTTTAAAACGTCCTTAAGCATATTCTATAAAAAATGGTTGTATAATACGTTCTTCCTGCCACTGTCTTACACCAGGACTATGTATTATATTTGAGTTATACATTATAAATCTATTTGGTTTACTTGCAACTGTAAGTGTAGGTTCATAATCTGAAAAGTCATTATATAATGATGTGCCATCTTGAATAGATTGTGTATTTAGATAAATAACTCCTGCTAAAGATATACCTCCACCATCAATATGTTTCGCATAGTTATCCCAAGATAAACTTTTTTTTAATTCTGACAACAATGTTTTTCTATAAAAGGTATGCATTTTAAAAGGTTTTAATTTAAACTCTTGTAATTTCTTTTCTAAATATTGATATGCAGGATTGTCTTTTTTCAAATCATTAGTTTCATAAACAGGATAAGCTTGGTATCTGTTTATATCTTTTCTGCAAGGTTGATGACTAGGATTAAAATCAAAAGTTTTGACTTGTTCTAAAACATCAGCATATAATTCATCTGGATAAAAATTATCAATCAGTGTTATCATTTAAACTTAACACGTGTAGTATCATGTGTTGCTTTATTTTTTAAATCTTCGTTAAAGTTAAGATTCCAATCAGATACAATCTTTACCAAAATATTACCAAAATGCCGCAAACCTTCTGCATCTAAATGTAATTTCTTTTTTTGTGTTAAAATAGTAATTTCACTATCTTCAAAAAGTATATCTGCACTGCCGTCTTCATTTTGTTGTATTTGCATTTAATCCTCCTCGGTTTGGCCCCATAACAGTTTTTTATCTTTTAACCACTCTTTGTGTGGCCCATCTTTATTTACATAATGTAAAAAAGTTTGTGCATACCAATCACCTTTAAATGGTTTTCTCCAGTGAGGTATTTCGCAACCAAAATAAATTGCTGCATCTCCATGTTCTAACATCACTTCTTTACCATCCATATAGATAGGCCAAGGAGTTCCATCAGAACCAATAGATACAGTTACACTCACTTCACAAGAAGATCTATCAGTATGAGGTTTTAGATCAGATCCAAAAGTATACATTCTAAAAAAAGAATAAGTTGGAAATAATTTATAACCAGTTTCTATTTCCATCATTTCTTTTTTTTGTAACATAATTGTTTCTGTTAAAGGGTCTTTATAAAAAATGGTTGCATAATTATTACTTTGTTCAAGATCAAATGTTTCTCTATTAAGTCTGTGTTTAATTCTAGTATAATCAGTTAATAATTTAATTTCTGTTTTATCTAAAAAACCTTTTATTACTCTATACTTAAATGGTCTTGTTACACGTTCTACCATACCCACCCCACTATACTATAACGAGTACCTTCTGTTATTGGCTTGATAGCATGTGGATATAAAAAATTACTTGGCCACATTATCATTCGTCCTGGTTTAACATCTATACAAAATTCTGAATCTTCTTCTTTCGAAGGGTTTCTAAAACAAAGTTGCCCACCTTTATAATCATTGTTAAGTAATGTAATTGTACTTAAGACTCTTGGAAACTTAATATGATAATCAGTATGATACTTATAAAAGCCACCTGGTTTATATCTAAGTGCATTTATTTCTTCTACTTTTTGTGGATGTAAATCTAAATTAGGATGAAGTATTCTATAATTATTAACTTGTTGTTCAATCTTCATTCGTAGTACATTAAACCAATGTACAGAAGTCAATTCTTTATCTAAGGGGTGTAATCCAAAAGCTTCTGTTTTTCTTATATCTTCTCTCAATACACCTTTTCTAGTTTTGCCTGCATCATTTATAACATCGGCTTTATCAAATCTGTCTGTTTTATTTAACCATTGCAGCAAACAAGCTATAGCCTCAGGGTGTAATACATTATCAAAAACTTGTACAAAACTTCTTATTTCCATGTAATCTTTCTCCAAAAAGCTGTTTTATAGTTATGTAGTAATTTCATTGGATATAAAAAGACACTTTTTTTGTTTTCTAGTGGTTTAATATTCATTTGCCAACTTTCTTTTTTAAAAGGAATGATTTGAACATAAGGTGTGCCTTTCTTCATTAAAAATTGTTTATACTTAGTTTTAATCTTTTCTGCATCAACAATTGTAGGAAAATTAACTTCTAGTGTAAATTTATCAGTATCTACAATCCCAGGAATAATACTCCATGGTTCATGATAGTTATTCATAGGTGGTAAAAATAAACAACTATATCCTGGTGGTGTTTTTATTCTCCAAGGACTAATTATTTTGTGAAAAGGTCTGCCATTATTTTTAGCAACCATAGGTGAATCACCTAATTGAAATACTGGATGAGTAGATTCATGATCCCCATGATTTAAATTTGTACCCTCTTTAGGGCCTATCTCAGTTTGTAAAGAGTATCTTACGTGCATTAATGGATTACCATCATCATCAAAATGATCTAGACCTATAGCTATATCTTGTGGAAGTTTTAATAAATACCCTGATGACAAAGTATCAAGAAAAGGCATACAACCTTTTACAGTTAACTTCTCCATCTTATGTTCTAAGTCTTTATACCATTTAGGTATATTAACTTTTATAGGAACAGGTTTTTCAATGTCGGGTGTCGCTAAATATTCTGGAGAAGCAGAAAATTCAATGATATTAGCCATAAGGCTAAATATCAATTATTAAGGACATTGTAAAGGACTGAATGAAGTAGTACCTGTAGATTCCATATAGCTACATACATTATGTGCTAATGGGAAACTAATACCAGAAGTATCTAAAGCTTTAAGAGCATCAACATAAGTTGATATTTCTGCTGCCATAGCATTATCAGGATTGAGTGCTAAGAAATGTTCAAAAATTTTAATCTCTGCAGCAACTGCTCCATCAAAATCTGATTTGTTAAGAAAGTGATGTGTTTTAATTCCATCTTCAGGAGCTTCTCTATCTTCTGAAACAACCCAAGCATTTTCAATGTAATGTTTGTTTCCATGTCTTACATCATTTGCCTCAGCTGTAGAAATTTCCATTTTAGTGTATTGTCCTTCAGTATATAATTCTTCTTGAAGGTTTTGTGCATTTACGTGTGCTTCAGTCAAACAGACTTTATGCATAGTTCCGTTATCTCTTTTAATTAATGTTGCCATATTACGTACCTAAATCCTCATAAACTATTATTCCGCCTGGTCTTCCTTGTGAACCCGGTGCTGTTCCGTTAGGGCCACCTGAACCGATGTTGTTTGAACCAGTAATAATAAGTCTTATATTATCCGCAAAACCTGTGTTTCCTCCGTAGTCATAAGAAACATTTGCAATGTTTGATGGAGCAGTTGTAATACTTCCGACAGTACCAGGAGCTCCTCTAAATCCATTAGAGTTTCTTCCAGTTTGTCCTTCACCTCCACCATTAGCTCTACCAATGTTTGAAAGATTTGTTGTTCCTCCACCAGGGCCAGGAATAGAGTAAGGGACTGTTAATGGACTTCCTGAGGGTGCAGCAAAATAACCGAAGCCACCTTTTCCACCAGTTCCTCCAGTTGAGTTAAATCCAGGTTGGTTGTTACCACCATTTCCTCCGCCACCAACAATGTAAGACCCAACAAAATTAGCGTTAGTTGATTTTGTAAAAGTTCCAGAAGATGGGCCAACAAATGATTGAGTAAGTATCATATCTGGAACTGCAGAAGCTCCTGCAGAAGCAGCAGTAAGTCTTCCTTGAGCATCAACTGTAATAGTTGCAGCTGTGTAAGTTCCTGCACTTACTGCAGTGTTAACAAGTTGGTCAGCACCAACAGCATCATCTGCAATTTTTGCTTGAGTTACTGCATCATCCGCAATTTTAGCAGTAGTTACATTTGCATCTAAAATGCCTGCCGTTACAACTGCGTTGTTTGAAATTTGTGCAGCTTGAATCGCATCGTCTGCAATCTTAGCGTTTGTAATTGCATCGTCATCAATTTGAGCAGTACCAATTGTACCACCAATTGTATTAAGTGCAATTTCGTTTAAGTTAGTTCCGTCTGTGTAAGCAGCTATAATTTTTGCTTCGCCTACAGTAAAGCCAGTTCCACTAACAGTTTTGATAGTTAAGTTTGTTACACCTGTAACAGCAGAACAATCAAATATATAAAATTTTTCTATTGAGTCTGGAATATGTACAGCAGAAGCTCCAGTTAAAGTACCAGTAAATTTAATTACCATGTTTCTTGCATTTGATAATGCAGCATCAGACATAACTAGTGTTACTGTTCCACCATCAGCTAATGCTACTGCTTCATAACCAGCGACTGCTTGTTGAATTAAGTTTAAGTTTGTATTAGTTTTATCTCCCCATGTACCAGCGTTTTCACCAGTGGTCATTAACTCCAGTGCAAGGTCAGATGAATAATTAGATGCCATAAATTTTTTTCTCCTAATTTAAGTATAATTTTACTATTGCTAAGCGGCTAAGTCAACAGGCTCCCAAACATTGTTTACACCTGGATTTATTTCAGCCCACGCAGTTATATTAGGTGCACCTACTGAAGAAGTCAATGATATGCCAGTTAATGAAACATCAGCATTTGCTGCAATTGTTACAGAACCTGCAGCTGATGTTAAGGCCTGACCCGTCACACCTATAACTTGTCCTGGAATTTCTTCTTCGTCCCCTAGTTCCAAAGTTGCTGCAATACCTGTTACAGGCTCTACGGTTGATTGTATTAAATTAATAGAACCTAAGCTTGAAGATAGTGATATTCCTGTTACATCAACAGGCGTGTTTTGAAATGCTTCTACGTCTCCAGTAGTGCTTGTTAATTGTTGTCCGGTAGCTGTTTCATTAGTGCTTTGTTCTAAACTAAAGTTACCTAATGATAAATCTAATTGGTCTTCTGTTGCAAATACAAATATATCTTGGTCAATTTGTATTGAGAAGTTACCAGCTAAAGTCATAGACATTTCTTGTCCAGTGACAGATACAGTAACATCTGTAAACGCTGTCTCTTCACCAATTGAAGATGATAATTCTTGTCCAGTTAATACTACTGAATATGCTTCACCCCAAGCAAGGTTACCCCAAGCTCTTCTACCCCAACCAATTCCAGTTAGTAAGCTTTCATCAATAGTTACTCCTCCAGGAGTTGTTTGAAGTTGTGATCCAGTTACGTTTACACCTATTCCAATTGTCTCTTCTCCCATTGAGGTAGATAAAGATAACCCAGTAGCATCAAAAGTAAATGATACTCCGTATATACCTTGGCCAATAGATGATGTTAAGCTAACAGATCCTACTTCAATATTACAATCACCTCTAGGTGTTGGTGAACCTGTTGTTGGTGTTAATGATTGTCCAGTTACATCTTGATAAACACCTGATAATTCTCCCCAAGCATTTTCTCCCCAAGTGTCTCCACCCCAACCTACGTTGATTTCGTTATCGACAACGACTGCTGTAATTTGTGTTTGTAATTGTTGCCCTTGAGCTAATACATCTCCAGCAATACCCCAAGAACCTTCGCTCCAAGCTGCTCTACCATAACCTGAATTAACTTCAGTGTCAGGTACTACATTTGTGATTGTCGTGGAGGCACTTAGACCAGTAACAGTAACACCGGCATCACCTTGTGCTGCCCAGCTACCTTGTCCCCAATCAAGTGCACCCCATGTTTTCGACATTCATACCTTTTACTTCTTATGCAATCCTTAATATTGCAGCAGAGGTTGTAAACGCAGGAAATTGAATAGTGAAAGTTCCGCTAGTTGCAGTCTTATCACCACCAAAATCCAATACAGCCACCGCACTATTAGAGTTAGATGTATTATAAATTAGTGAACCTCTCGCAGTTAATGTAACGTTTGTAAACGATAGGTCTGCAAAGTCAGTTATAGCTGTGTTTGAAGCTAATGATGTTCCTGTGTTAACAAGAGCACCTCCACCTGAAGTGTATCCAGCAGGTGACGTAACTTCGTTACCAGTTGTAAATGAAGTTGTAGATTTACCTAAAGTTGCTGAGCTAGTGTACATAGATAATTTAAATTTATCACCAGTAGTCTGAGTGAAGTCATGTTTTGCTTCTAATAATTCTTTTTTAAAAGAATTACAGATTGCGTTAGTTGTTATTGCCATAGTAGGCCTCCTTCTAAATTATTAATTTGGCGATGGTGAAGGAACCTTAATTCTTGGCACTCCATCATCGTATTCTGCACGTCTTCTTCTCCCCATTTGTTGAAGAGCAAAATTTTGTACTTCTTCATCATACTTCTTTTGATAGAGGTTGTATAGATCCATAGGCCCTTTTAAGAACCGGTATGCTTCAGCTAGTGTCCCATGTAATAACATAGACTCCTGATACTTAGAAATAAAAGTTTCGGTAGATGAAGTAAATTGAGGTGGATCCTGTATGTAGTTTATTTGTACACTATAATTAGAATCAGGGATTGGAGCTACTATAAAATTGAAGTCATCCCAATTAGCATAATATTTAGGTAGTCCTGTAGCTGCGTTGTTATTATATTCAGATATAAAACTTGTATCTCTTTTTTCTAAAAATGTTCTAGTAGAACCGCTAATTACTTGAACAGATCTAATAATTGTTAAATCAGATGGAAGACTTACATATCTGTTTGAAGCAGTAAACGTAGAGTTTGAGTATTTTCTTAAATCATCATAATCAACCTTACCTGCAATATCTAATTCCACAGATCTTATAAAATCTTGAATAATAGCATCAGTCAAAACATTACTATCTACTTCTGTGTAGTTTCTAATTTGTGTTAAAAAATTTGCGTATGTTACTGCCATTATGTTACCACTGTTACTGCACCCAATTGTGCGTTTAATTGTCTTCTTCTATTTTGTAAAGCAGGATCTTCTGGAATCATAGAATGAAGTATAGAAGTTACTCCATTTCTTGTAATTTCAAAATCTTGTGTTTTGAATGCGAAGTCTCCAGGTAATTCTAAATTAGCAACACCAACCATTGTTCCACCAGAGTTAGTTATAGTCACATCACTTGTAGGATTATTTATAAATGGTTGTATAGGTTGTTGAAACTTTTGTACTCTTGCATTCTGTAAAGCTATTGCATCAGATACTTGTCTTCGTCTTCTAATCTGTGGATGTTTTGGTTCATATTCAGATGTATGCACTAATGAACCATTCCATTCTTTTACCATTTCATTATATGGAAAAGCTTGTCCTGATCTATCAGATATAGCTAATGATCTTTTTCCAGTTGCAAACTTACCCATTATACACCATCTCCAAAATATGTCTGAGGTGATATAAACGTAGAAGCTCTTTGACCATCTTCATCTAAAGCTCTTTTTAGTTCATCCTCATAAATTAATTTATTTTGTTGAACAAGTTGAGGAGCTTTTTTCATAGACGTGTAGTAAGCCATACCTGCAGCTAAACAAGGTAAAAATCTATAAACTACATCGGGGTCATTAGTATATGCTCCAGCGTCTTCAATTCTTTTTATCACATAGTATTTTAAAGTTGTATAAGTATTTAAATCAGGTGCTTGGTATAAATAAATTTTAGGTGTTGTTTCTCTTGCAACATAATATTGTGATGGTTGTCCTACAGATAACTTATTTGGTAAAGCAGCATATGTAGATCTGTCAATTTTTGATAAAGATATATCTTGAGTACTTGCACTATCACCTGATGCAGCTGTAGAAGAAACAAAAGCTTCTAGTACATCACTTACACTAGAGCTTACAGCATACTCAGCTTGTCCTGAAACTAAAGCTGCTTCATGCAAAGCTACTTTCCATAGATGTATTCCTCTATTACCCCATTCAGATAAAAGAAGATTTAAGCTTCTTCTTGCTGAACGCATATCATAACCAGAGTTAGTAGATAAACCACATCTCTCATAACCCTCATCAATAATTTCATCTATGCTTAAATTAAAAGCAACTGTTCCAGATGTAGCCATTATTTGTTCTCCTTATTAGCGGCCGCTTTGAGAGTGTATGACTTCTCCTTTTTGCGGTTGTACAACTTCTTAGATTGTAGCACTTTTTGACTAAACTTTGAAGACCTTAGGCTTTTTGCGATATAATTTGGAGATGACACGTCTTTTCTTCTTTTTTTCATCTCTCGCTCCTCTAAGCTTTCCATCTATTTGTTTTGGTATTGCAGTTCTTCCTATTGGCATAAGGTATTATAGAATACTTCACAGAGATTATCAACATTGATGATCTTATCAAATTTATAATGTACTGAGTCTTTATAGCCAAACTTGTATTTATAAACATCATCTACATACAAATGTATGCCTTTTTTAATATACTCTTTATTATGTAAAAGATGATAATAACCAGAGTTAATAGACACATACCCTGACATCTTGCTGCAAATTTCAGGTAAATGGTCAGCAGGCAGACGTTCAAATTGTTTAGTTGTAACAAAGTTAAATTGAGGAAATCTTTTTATTAATTCTTGTTCTACCTCTTTAGCATTCCATACACTCTTATGTTTTTGACCTGTTTCTAAAGCTAGTAGTATTGTCTTATCAAATTTATACCTATTATGTCTTATTTCAAAGTTAGGATAATGCTCAGGCTTTACTCCAAGTTTTTCACAATATTGTTCAACAATATTTGTTTTATCTTTAAAATCTTTCTTTGAATAAAGATGTATTATCTTTTCATATTCAAAATCAGTTTTAGCACCATAATCTAATGCAGCTAAATGTTCTAAACCAAATGATTGATTTATGTAAGTTTGTTGTGCATACAGATCAGGATATTGTGAAAACAGCACAATTTTATGAGCTTGAAAATTGTTATTGTAATAAGACCTAAGTGCAGCTGAAGCACAGAAATGATCTCCTAAACCTTTGTCAAAGATATCAGAAATAACAATTATATCTCTCACACAAGTTCTTTGGCTGATCCTAATATTGGTTTATATTTAGTTCTTCCCTCTGATTTATACGCATGTAAAAAACTAGCTCTTGGTGTTCCTTCAATCCAACTGCAATGTATCCATCCGCTGTTAGGTTCTCCAGGCGTATAGTATTCGAGGATCAGTTGATCTGGCTCAAGGTTATTTTTAATCCAATCAAAAAGTTCAGCGTTGTCGACTCCAACACATTCGAAGTCTGCGGCTTCAGCTTTGGCATGCTGCGAATTTGCAGAGCTGCCAATAGCCATACATAAATCCACGCTTCGAAATCCACTGGTTACCTTAACTCTGCCGAAGTGATCACGTACTGGCTGTAAAATATTTTCACACAAACCTTTTAATTTTTCTATTTGTTCTGCGTTAGGATTATTATTAATTCCCTTCCTAATTGCAGTATCTGATTTAGTTAACTCTGAAAGAGTAAAATTACGGCTTAAGTTCATAGTTTTCCTTTAGTTCTAATACAATATTTAAATTAAATCTGAATTTGTTGTAAATTGGTGGACTTCCACAATGCAAGATATTGCTATTAAAGATTTTAGCTTGTCTTGGTTTATCATAATGTTTCTCGTCATTTATAATTGTATAACCATCGTCATCGATGCTATACACAATTGACAAAAAGTTATCATCATTCTCATCAACATGTAAAGACCCTACTGCTGATTTAGTATATAAATTGTAATAATATCTTACAACATCTGCATTTATATTTAATTTTTTTTTAATTCTTGCAGCAATTGTATCTGCTATTTCAGTTAATTCTTTATTTTCTTTTGAAGTGTTTATGTTTTGTTTTGATTGTGGAATGCAGCAAAAACCATTATCAACAGTATAACCGTTTTTAGCATTATCTATAGATATACGCCAATCGGAACATATCAATAGTAATTGTTTTAAATTTTCGTTTTCTTTTCTATCTAAAACTTCTTCGATTTTTTGAATCATCTACTCCAGTATTAGCTTCTTTATCGATAAACTTCCATCAATATTTTTTTCTAATTCTGCTTTTGATTTAATACATTGGTAAGAAACATTATTGTCTATTGCTCTTGAAGCTACTCTTTTACCTTTTAAACAATCACTCATAGAAACTTGTATTCTATGTTCTTTAATTTCATTATTTACTATCATTAGTAAAGCCACAACTGTTTCAATCATAATACTTTACCTTTGTTTTGTCCTTGTTTAATGACATACTTTTGTGTACCATGTTTGCCAGTTTCAACTTCTTTTTTTAAATTTCTTATAAAGCTCATTTGTTTAGCTTTCTTTTCCATATCACTAATGTACTCAACTATTTTTCTAGTGACTCGTCCCATTTGCTCTAACCTTATCTTTTAAATCTTCAATATCACTTAATGCTTTTTCTAATTGATCTCTTAAAAATTCTATATTA